GACGCATTCAAGCATATGGACGGGGACAAGGTCCCGCTCGTTTGGCAGCATACGCACAACGAACCGACCAACGTTCTCGGCCACGGAATTCTGGAAGCAAAAGACGGAGACGTCTACGTTTACGGATATTTCAACGATACCGAGAAGGCACAGAGTGCTAAGGCTCTTGTGCAGCACGGCGATATCACCGCTCTCTCCATCTATGCAAACAAGCTTGTGGAGAAAAACAAGGCTGTCATGCACGGTACAATCCGTGAAGTTAGCCTCGTTCTGTCAGGGGCCAATCCTGGGGCCTTGATCGACAACGTCAACATCGTGCATGGCGACGGCACGTCCGACGCTTTGGACGACGAGGCGGTTATCTACACTGGTCTCGAACTAGTCCACTCAGAAGAGGAAAACAACATGGGTAATACCGAAGAGAAGACCTTTGGCGAAATCTTCGATAGTCTCGACGAGGATCAGGAGGCTATGGTTCGCCATATGCTGAACGAGGCTCTTGAGATCGCTCACGCCGATGGTCCCCCGGTTTCGACCGACACAGCAAAGGCTGCAAAGCCCATTCCAACGTCGACCGACGCCTCTACCAAGCCCGTCGAGGGTGACGACGATCGAACCGTCAAGGAGATCTTTGACGGTATGACTGAAGAAGAGCAAGACGTTGTTTACTTCATGATCGGTCAGGCTCTCGAAGATGCCGCCAAGAAGGCAGACAGCTCCACTGAGGGCAGCGATTCCGCTACCGCAGAACACTCCGCAACCAGCAAAGGAAACACCATGGGTCACAACGTCTTCGAGCAGGGCGAACTCAACGGCACCGACACTTCGCAGGCCCTGAGCCATGGCGACCAGGTGTCCATCTTCCAGACCGGCCAGAAGCTTGGCAAGCTGTCTGAGGCTGTAGAGGCTTACGCCCTCAGCCACGGCATCCAGGACATCGATGTGATGTTCCCCGATGCCAAGGCCGTCTCCAACACCCCGGAGTGGCTCGCTCGCCGCAGCGAGTGGGTTGCCGAGGTCATGTCCGCTACCCGCAAGACTCCGTTCTCGCGTATCAAGAGCCTGGTGGCTGACCTGACGCTCGACGCAGCTCGTGCCAAGGGCTACATCAAGGGCTCGATGAAGAAGGAAGAGTTCTTCCGAGTCTCGCGTCGACAGACCATCCCTCAGACCATCTACAAGAAGCAGAAGCTGGACCGGGACGACATCCTGGACATCACTGACTTCGACGTGGTCGCATGGCTCAAGGGTGAGATGCGTCTCATGCTCGAGGAGGAGGTCGCTCGCGCGGTTCTGATCGGCGATGGCCGTTCGGCTGAGGATGAGGACAAGATCAATGAGGATCACGTTCGGCCGATTGCGACCGACGATGACTTCTATGTCACCTACCTCAACATCAACACTCGGGCAGCTGAGTACACTGCTGAGCAGATCATCGATTCGCTCACGCTGAACCGTCGCCACTACCGTGGCTCGGGCAACCCGACCCTGTTCACCTCGGAGACCATCCTGGCTCAGCTCCTGCTGATCAAGGACAAGATGGGTCGTCGCATCTACCCGACCGTTGTCGATCTCCAGGCCGCTCTGCGTGTCTCGAAGATCGTGGCCGTTGAGGTCATGGACGAGCCTTCGGTCGACGTCATCGCGATCATGGTCAACCTGGTTGACTACACCATCGGTGCCGATAAGGGCGGCGACGTGTCGCTGTTCGACGACTTCGACATCGACTACAACCAGTACAAGTACCTGATCGAGACCCGTATGTCGGGTGCCCTCGTGAAGGCCAAGTCTGCACTGGTCGTCAAGGCTGTTCGTACCGGCAGCACCGCTCAGGAGGTTACGCCTCTGAACCCGACCTTCGATTCGACCACGAAGAAGGTTACCGTTCCGACCGTGACCGGCGTTCGTTACACGAACAAGAAGACCGGTGCCACCCTGGTGAACACCACTCCGGTTGACGTCGATCCCGATGACGGCCTCGAGGTCCAGGCAACTCCGGCTTCGGACGCGTACTACTTCTCCAGCAGCAACACGGATGAGTGGATGTTCGACGACGAAGACG